CCAGTTGGAAAAAGAAAATGCTATTTGATATGCCCAAGGATAAACATTCCAGTATAGTAAAGGTTGGTCAGATATATCCCAACATAGAACTACTCAGGAAGAAAGACCATGGTATTGCCGATGCTATTCTTATTGCCAGATACATGATAAGTGAAATTACTCCTCCTCGTCTCGACCAATTCCCACCTCCCCGGTGGCAAGCAAAATCCATTGAAGATCAGGTAACTGGAATTTAAGTAGTTGCTTTGTCCCTGTTAATATGATTGAATTACTCATTTGGAAATATAGTATTTATATTATAATCACTTGGGTAATCATAGAGCATTGGGGACAACCACATGGGTACTGACGACCAAAATATGAAGGAGCTTATGAATAAGCTTCAGTCTCACGACACATATTTTCAATACTGTGTAAAGATACAAGAGTGGGGTACTAAGAAATTAATCCCATTTAAGATGAATATAGTTCAGGAGATTCTGCACGGAATTGCCAGAAAGCAGATGAAGGAACATAATCATGTGAGGATTATTGTTCTGAAGGCAAGAAGATTTGGTATCTCCACATATGTACAGGCACGTATGTTCAAACGTGCAGCTACCCAGTTCAATCAATTAGTGCATATCTGCACACATTCCAAGAACACAACTGCGGAGATGTTTGCCATGACGAAGATCATGGAACAGAACTACCCGGAAATAATTAAGCCCCAGTCCCATTACTCAGGTAAGCAGGAATTAACTTGGGGGTCAAGTGATGGTAAGGGTTTGAATTCAAGATACAGTATGTCAACAGTTGAAGGATCAGAAGTTGTTGGTGCTGGTATTGATATGCTTCATTGTTCTGAAGTTGCACGTTGGGGTAACAGGGCAAAGGAGTATGCAACGGGACTTATGAATTGTGTAGTACAGGGATATGGTACAGAGATATGGATGGAGAGTACAGCAAAGGGTGTAGGTAATTACTTTGAGCGTGAGTACTGGAGGGCTGAGAAAGGAGGTAGTGGATTACAGACTGTCTTCTTTCCTTGGTTTATATTTGATGAATACAAGACTCAGTTAACTGAGGAGGAAATAAAGGGTGATAGTTTTAGTAAGTCCTTGGGAGATAATCCTGTATTTGGTGGAGAGGAAGAGAGGGGGTTACTGGGAGTGGAGGTTTCTTACCTGACTGATGACGGGATGCTGGAGTTTGAAGTAACATTGGAACATCTCAAGTGGCGGAGGGTTAAGATACTGTCCCCGGAATGTCAGGGAGATCTTAATTTGTTCCATCAAGAATACCCAACTACTGCCAGAGAAGCTTTTGTGGCATCAGGAAGAACTGCATTTGATGCTGTAAACTTAACGAAGCTTTGGTTTAATGCAGAGGAGAGGGATCGTGAGTCTCCTCCTAAGAGATATGATGTACCTGTTAATTGTTTTCAGGAAAGGGATGGCAGGGAGCAGATGAGGTATTATATGCAGAAGCTTTCTGATGGCGACCTCATGGTGTATAATCCACCCCAGCCGGAAAGGGAATATAGGATAGGGGTAGATGTTTCTGAGGGAATAATGATTGATACTGGGTCTTCAGATTATTCAGTGGTATATGTACTGGATGCTGAAACTTATGAGGAGTGTGCAATCTGGTGTTCAAGGATAGATCCTGATCTGCTTGCATGGATTGTAGTTACGATTGGTACTTGGTATAACAATGCCCTTGTTGCTGTTGAGAATAATAATCATGGGTTGCTGACCCTTAAGTTTTTATCTTCAGTACATTCTTACGATAATATATATGTAGAGAAAGCATTGGATGAGAGGGGACAGAGACAGAAGAAGAGACTGGGATTTAATACAAATGTTAAGACAAGAAAGATGATACTTGATTTATTGAGGAGATTAATAAGGGAGGAAGAGATAGAGCTTTACTCCAAGGCAACGATAGATGAGTTGCAGACGTTTGTAATACACAAGGATGGTAAGGAAGCAGCACAGCATGGTTGTCATGATGATAGGGTTATGTCTTTAGCAATTGCTGCATACATGTGTTACATGCATCCTTATCTTCCACGTATGATGTACTCTCCTCATCCTGAGAATAGGCGCACTGAATACTATGTAAAGCTCTAGTTTACAGTAAAAGATAATTTAGGTTGATTGAACATTATATAATTTATATGGTAAAAATTGGGGCATTTTAACATTAATAGGTAAAGGAACATCATGGCATCGAAAATAGGCAATAAGTATAAGTTGAAGGGAACTGAAACACGGGCAGATATTCTGGATAAAATAGGAGGAGCTGGTGGCGGAGCGAAGAAGATTTATAAGAAGAAAGCAGCAGGAGGAACTAAAGCACCTGAACCCCGAAAAAGGGGTGGCGGGGTAGGTATGGAACCTCGTGTAAGAACAGCATCGGGAGCGATAAAAAAATTATCCCCGAAGCAATCAAAGAGATTATCAAAAGCAGATTTGGCAGACATTAAGAAGACTGCAAAGATGCCATCAAAGATGAAGGTTACTAGGTCTGGTAAGAGACCAGTAGTAACAGGTAAGGACGTTGGTGCGGCAGTAGTAGCTGGTGCTGCAGGTGGAGCGTATGTTGCAGGCCGAGCAGTTCGTAAGAAGAAGCCAACGAAGTTGAAGAAGAGGACTAAAAGCTATATGACAAGACAGTTTAAAGATGGTACAAGTGAGCCTTATAAAGTAATAAAAGGCAGCCAGTTCATTAACCAAAAATAGGAGCTTATTATGGGTATAAGGAAGGTAGTTAAACAGCCTAAGAAGAAAAAGGATAAACATCTGCGGAAAATAACTCCCCGTTTGCCCGGACAGCGTGAATTCTTAGGTACTCGCGCTGATGGCACAGAGTGGTGGTCTAAAGGGTTTAAAAAAGGTGAGGCCGATAAAGGGCCGAGAGGTCAGGGAAGTAAAGGTAAGAAAGTCAAAGGCAGTATGATTAATAGAGGGAAGCTTAGTAAAAAGGAATGGGATAAAATAGAGGCCGCAAAAAAGAGGGGTGCTGCAGCACTAAAAAGAGCAAAGGCAGTACATAAGAAAAGAGTAAAAAAAGCAAGTACTAGAGTTGTTAAAAAAAGTAAGAGGTATGCATAATGGCTGAAGAAGAACTTCCCCCCGCATCTAGTGAGACTACGTCTTATGTAAATAAGCCGAAGAAGAAGAAGAAAAAGTAAATGGCTAAGCTTAAGCTCCCAGCAAGGATATGGAAATAGATGGCAGAATATTCACAGGAAAGTACACACTATATCACGGAGGACAGTGAAGAGGATAAAGGACTTCCACCTGATATGCTTGGATTGCTGGTACAGGAGTTATATCAGCAAGCCAGTTCGGATAATGACAGGCAGAGTCGCGAAGAGATATGTGAGGCTGCTTGGTTTGCAATGCGTGGCGAGTTTCCTGATACTGTTTCAAGGGCAGTTGAGATTGCTAAAGATCGAGGGATATACGTAAATCTTACTCGCAGGAAGGTATCGGAAGCACGTAACAAATTGATAGCATCCACCTTTCAGATGGGTAAGGTTCCCTTTAAGCTTACACCATCAAGGCGGCCAAGGTTTGTTGCTCCTGATTTGCTTGAACAGAAAGATCCATATGATGAAGCAATTAACAGGTCTAAGAATTGTGAGCAGAAAATCAGGGATATATTTGATCAGACAAATTATGAAGATATTCTAAACAAATGTATCAATGAGATGACCCTTTATGGTACAGGGATTACCAAGTCCATAGTACTTAAGAAGGTTGATTATCCATTGTATAGTACTGCTAGGAATGACCCGCTTCTACAGATGATAGAAGAGACAGCGGAATCTGAGATGATGCCGCATGTAGAGTGGATTTCGATATGGGATATATTCCCTTCTCCGGGGGCAACAGGTAAAAGTGATCTGGATTGGATAATTCAGCGCAGGTATTTATCAGCTCAGGAACTGAGAGTAATGGCTGAAAAAAGCAATGGGTCGGTTGACCCGATGCTTATAGAGCAATGTATCCAAAATGGTGAAGGTATGTCACCTAGTGATACAGGAAGTCTTTCACCTAGAAAAAGTAGTTCAGATTCAGAAAAGATAAAGCCTTATTGTTTGCTTGAATTGTGGCACAAGGGATTAGGAAGGGAGGATTTAGAGCCATACATTGATATATCAGAGAATGGTGATAATGAACCTATGCACCTTCCTGTAGTAATAACTGTACTTGGCTCTAAGGTTCTTCGTGCTTCAATGAATCCTTTTGATGGAAGGATACCTTTTGATTTCTGTTATTGGCAGGAGCAGGAAGATAGTATCTGGGGCAATGGTATATTTGAATCAATAAGAGATGATCAGTCCATGATGAATTTTATCTATGGAATGATCGTTGAAGGCAAAACGATGGCATCTATGCCTATGTTTGCAATGAATCCAAATGCCTTTGATTCTGCACAAGATGATTTTTATGAGATTAAAGCAGGTAAGATATTCAGGATAAAGTCTGGTGAGAACGTAAATGACGCATTTAAGTCATTAACAATACCGGATGTAACACATGGATTAGTTGATCTCTTAAAAATTATTGAACGCAATACGGATCTTGCATCAGGTCAGGTTCCAATAGGTATGGGATCAGGTGCACAGTACCAGACAAAGACCGCAACTGGTATGCAGATTCTGAATGAGAACTCTCAGAAGCTGACTACAAGTGTAATCAGGTCACTGAACAGTATGGTAACGAATAATGTTCAGGCTGTATATCACTGGTTGATGGCAGATTCAGAAGATATATCCCTAAAGGGTGACTTCCAATGTATGGCAAAAAGCTATGATACGTTCATGGCAAGAGAAGTTACCATAAATCAAGTCTTACAGTTAATACAAGTTGTAGGACAAGTTCCTGAATTAAGGGGAAGGTTTAATTTTGAGAAGCTTGCAGTACCGCTTAAGGCTGGTCTTGGTTTAGAGATAGAAGGACTTATTAAGTCTGAAGAGGAAGTTGCACAGGAACAACAGCAGCAACAGCAAATGATGCAACAGCAGGCAGCACAGCAGTCACAGATGGAGAATGAGAGTTACGAGGATCGTGCTCTTGTTGATGAAAAGAAAGCACTGTCTGCTGATATACGTAAAGGAATTATTCAGGAAAGGCTGGCTAAGATCAAGGAGGGTGAATCAATTTCGACACCTGACTTAGCTAAGATGCTTAGTGAGACTTCCCTGTTATTACTAGAAGAGATGCAGGAGCAGAAAATTGCACAAGAGAATGCTAGACTTTATCAAGAACAAGCAGCCCAAGCCGAGCAGCAACAGCAAAATCCGGCAGATCAGTCAGGGCAAGGAGGAGTTGGAGTACCTCCTCAGTCTGAGGGAAGACCCCAGATGGAGCAAGCTCTCTAAGATTTTACAGGCTAGACTTACACGGAAAGAGGAAAGACTCTCAGAGAAGCCCCTCTATGACGTAAAGGAAGTAGCCACCTTTAATGCGCTCATTGGAGAGATCAGAGAAATCAAGAATATACTTGACCTTGATCGTTTGATCCGTGAAGCGATAACCCATAGTGATGAGTGATATTATGCAGGATGCACCTCCCTTTGATGAAGGAGAAATGTCGGAGCATGAAAATCCGGAAGAACAGCCTGAAGAAGTAGCTGAATTGAAAAAACAGTTAGCTTCAGTTACTAAAAGCTACGATGATTTAAGACCACATGCCGACCGCGCCTTCAGTGCGCAAAGCGACAAGGAGTCTGAAAATCAGGAGCTGAGAGCAAGACTTGCAGTACTTGAACGGGAAACCGAATTAAGTAGTCAAGTTAAAAAAGATAATCCGTATTCAGATGAGAACTTTTTCTCTGAAGAAGACAAGCGTGTAATGGAAGATTTTCCTGAGGTCATGAAGACTTCTGAAAAAATTGCTGAGCGCATGGTCAGGCAAGAGCTAGCGGATTTGAAAAGACAACAGACAGATGATGTAGATAAGAAAATTAACAGTCATGTTGATCAGAAGTATCAGGAAAATATTGATGATCTAAATCAGAGGATTGATTTAATGTCAAAGCAAACGTACTTTGACGGCAGACTGGGATTTGGTGTTTGGCCTAGCATTGAGGATGACAAGTCATTTATTGACTTTGTCAATGGTGATACAATGCGCAGGCTTGGAATGACACAGGGTGATCTTGAAGCAAAGGCTACTATTATCCAATCGTTTTTGGAAAATAAGTCTGATGCATCATACCAGAATCAAAAGTATGATCCACAAGGTCAACGCAGGAATCAAGCATCACAGTTGCTTGGTGGTTCACAGCCACAACCTGCTTCCTCAGATCCAACACAGGGATTATCGGGAGAGGCATTGTTTGATGCCATCCCTGAGTAGTATCCTAGTATGATCTTATTCTGCATCTGAATTTAGTTTTTTATTTTTTATTAACAATTAACAGAATAAGGTTTATATGGCTACAACATGGGTACCGTC